TCTATCTTGATCATCAGTTCCGCGATGAGGACTTGCTGGTGCGGCAGTTCGGGCTTGAAGGCAAGCGCATGTCCATGGACATAATCGAGCCGGTGCAGTTCGATCGCCGCTTTGAGATCAAATGGTTCGGCGTCGAGGCGGCGCGCAGCGCCCAGCAAATGCAGATGCAGATGGCTGGGCTCAACATGGTCGGGCAGATCCCGCCGGACAAGCTGCCGGGTTTCCAGCTCAACATGGTGCCGGTGGTGCAGCAGTTCCTGGAGAACCTGTTTGGCCCGCGCGTGGCGGCGGAAGTCTTCCAGGATCAGCGCAAGCGCTTCTCGCTTGATGCTGAATTCGAGAACAAGCTGCTGGCGCAGAATTTCGCCGTGCCGGTCAATCCGCAGGACGAGGATCAGCAGCACATGCAGGTGCATCAGCAGTTGATGCAGGAGGGTGATCCAAGCGGGCATGTGCGCCAGCACATCATGCTGCATCAAGTGCAGATGCAGAAGAAGCAGCAGATGATGGCGATGCAGGCCATGGCGCAGGCGATGCAGGGGCAGGGGCCGCCCGGTGGGCAGGGAGGACCGCGACGGGGGGCGGTGCCGGGGCCGCCGCGCGGCGGCCAGCAGCCGCCAGGAGCCATTCACCAGGATCAGATGCGCGATCCTGGCATGATGCCACGTCCACGCATAGGAGGAGTATGATGGCCAGGAAAGGTGGAATGACCAAGCGGGTCAAGCATGCGAAATCGCATCCGATGATGCCGCCAAATACGTTGTCGAAAGGTCCGACGCAGGGCCGCTATGAAGCACGCAATAAACGCAAGCGCGAGGGACGTTTGACAGGTAAACCGATGTGAAGTATTTTTGCCGATCAGCGACTTGCCCCGCGTAAGGGGCTTTCGGGTTGCGGACGTAACCGCCTGGGAGTAGCTGACCATGTCTCGTATTGGTGACGATGACGACATCAATCTTGATGATATCGACACTGAGCAGCCTCAAGACGATCAGCCGGAGCCAACTGAAGACGAGCCGAAGGGTGAGGATGAGGCCGTAGAGCCCCCTGCACCATCGGACGATCAAGAGCCTGTTGCTGCACGTGAAGAGGCACGAGGATCACGCCGGATCCAAACTCTTGCCAATGAGAACCGGGACCTACGCAAGAACCTGAATGATGCCATTCAGCGTTTTGACGATTATGTCCGGACGCAAAATCAGCGGCAGGAGCCACGCGAGACGGAAGTCCAGCGTCGCGAACGGCGTGAGAACATGAATGCGGAAGATCGCATTCAGGAAGATATCAAGGAACTGCGAACCGAGTTGCTTGGGCGGAATGCTCAAAGCGACATGCGGCTCACGGATCAATCCGACAAGACTTCCTTCGATATGGCGTGGGGTCATACGCAAGTCGCCAAGAAGCATGCGGAGCGGATCGAGCAAGAACTTGTCAAGATGCGCAAGAACGGCTCGAATGCGCCGCGTGAAGTCATTCTTGCCTATTTGATAGGTGAGAATGCCATGCTGAAGTTCAAACAGAACGGAGGCGCGCAGCGCAAGGCTGCGGAGGCGCGCGTGCGTAATGCAACGACGCGTCCCGGCAATGCCGGGAGTGACAGTACGGTAGCGCGTCGTGAACCCCGTCGCGGCAACACTTTGGAGGACAGGCTTGCCGGTCAGCCACTCTAGCATTTGAGGTTAGGCCATGGCCGTCAACACCGTTTCATCGTTCCAGGCTGACGTTGAACAATATATCGCAGACAAGACCCTCCCCTTGGTCCGGCGCCAGCTTGTCGTGTATCAGTTTGGTGATCCGTTGGAGTTGCCGAAGGGCAGAGGTGCCACCTATACCGCTACGCGATATCAACGTGTGCCGCTGCCATTTGCTCCTTTGTCGGAGGGCGTTCCACCGGCTGGCGAGCTACTCACAATTCAGCAAGTCTCAGCGACGGCGCTTCAATGGGGCGACAAAATCACTATCACGGACGTTGCGGAGCTTACGATCAAGCATCCCCTGTTCAAGAAAGCGGTCGAGCTGACCGGCTTGCAAGTCTCGGAAACTCTGGAGCGCAACACTTTCAATGCGCTGATGGGCTTCACGCAGGTCAATTTTGTCAACTCGCGTGGATCGCGGGCCTCGCTGGTGACCGGCGATGTGATCAACATCCATGAGATGAACCGGGCATTCTCCATGCTGTTGACGCTCGGCGCACCGCGCTTCGATGGCGATGAGATGACCGACACCAAGATCGAGGCCAATGCCGGCGGCGCGCGGGCCTCGTCCAATCCGCGCACCATGCCGCACTACGTGGCGGTCCTGCATCCATTCGTGGCCGGCGACTTCCGCGAGAACTCGGCGGTCAATCAGGCGTGGTCCTATTCGGACATCAACCGGCTGTACAATTATGAGCTGGGTGAATGGTCTGGCATTCGCTTCTGCATGTCGAACCTCGTGCCCTCGTTTGTCGGGGTGGCGCAGATCACGGCGACCGCTGCCGGTGGCGGCAACCTGGGGGCCGGTACCTATGCGGTACAGGTAACCGCCTCTGACAACCAGAACCAGTTCGAGAGCCGGGTCTATCAGGTGCAGACTGGCCTTGTTGTCGGCGCCAACGGCACGATTTCTGTGGTGTTGCCGGCGCTGACCGGCTTCACATTCAACGTCTATGTGTCACAGCCGGGCTCGACCAGCCCGGTCAATCTTGGGCTTACCACGGCGGGGCCGACTGTCGGGCCGATGCAGGGGCAGGCAACGCAGCTCGCGCCGGGACAGACTGTCGTCATCACCGGCATCGGCACGGCACAGGTGCCGCCGGCCGCGCCGGCTACCGGCGTCACGGTCTATCCGACCTTCATCTTTGGCCGTGGCGCCTATGGCCAGATCAGGCTGGATGATGTGAAATTCACCTACCTGAAAGAGGGCGACAAGTCTGATCCGCTCAACCAATTGAGAATTGTCGGCTGGAAGTGCTTCTATGGAACATTGATCCAGAACCAGCAGTTCGCCATGCGGCTGGAGAGCACTTCGGCCTTCAACCTGATCTTTGGATAAGGAGGACGCAATGGCCTGGAGAATTCGCTATCAAGCGTGGATCGACCAGATACCGCCGGGCATTGGTCCCATGTCCGGCCAGCTCTCCCCGTTGGGTGGTGGTGTGGGCGGCTCGGGTCCATCGCAGACCCTGGCCTTCTTCGATCAGGTGTCGCCCATGATTGCCGGTAGCGGCACCGGCACGGCGTTGCAGGCGGCGGATATCACGTCATTGCTGACTTCGATGACGACCGATCTGTCAACGCAGATGAATGCCAGTCTGGGGCGGCTGAATGGGTTCTTGACCGGTGGTGGATAATGGCACTGAGAACGCTCGGTACGACTTCAACCACCATCCTTGGTGGGTTCCAGGTCGGCGTGGACGAGGATGCCAGTGCTGCCAATACGGCGCTGATCCAAGCCATCAAGTCAGACATCCCCATGGTCAACGCCGCCTTGCTGACCGGCCAGCCGCGCAACTTGATCAATGGTGCCTATACGCAGAAGGGCACCCTGGTTGTCCCCGGTCGCGGTGTGCTGATCTGCAGGTATGGAGACTTCATCGGGCTTGATGCGGTGACTGGTTGGCCGATCCTGCTATCGGCTGACTGCGCTGCCAATGGCAACTGGGTGCATTCGTGAAGCAAGTACCGCCGATCCCGCGCAGGTTCGTTGAGCGGCTTGACAACTGTTCGCTGAATGATGAAGAGAAAGCGGCAGTCATCAAGCGGGCGGAGGAACAAGTAGCAAAGGAGATCAAGGCGCAAGAGGAAGAGGCATTCTTTCAGAAGGCGTTGCGTGGTGCGCGATCGAAGCACATCAAGTCGGAAGAGATGCAGGAGATAGTGATCGACTTGCCCGGTCACGCCTATCACATACTGATTGATGGAGTGGAATACCTGCATGCCTACACCTACAAAGAGCCAAAGCACAAATGCGAGACGCTACGAGAAATAATGCAGCGAGCGTGGAACCATGAGGACGATGTTGGTGGCGCTAATCGCGCCTTTTATCATCAGCCTGCTGGTCGGTCTCGCCCTCGTGGCATTGTACTGACCCGCGCGCATGCCAGCCAAAGCGCAAAGACAATTCTTGGAGGTTGATGGTGGATACACCGACTGCTCAAACTGAGCAACCTGTAGCAAAAGAAATAGCCCTGCAAGTCCAGTTTGATGTAAGAATTTCGGAAAAGAAACAAATTAGTCTGACATCTTACATCGTCCGTGATTGCCCAGACAACGATATGAACTGGTTGCTGGACAAGATGGGGCGGGCGGCGCAGCGCTTGCAGTGGGTCAACGAGCTGGAGGAACTGGAACGCAGCATTGCGCATCTGACCAAGCAGTACGGCAAGCTGATGGAAGATCGCCGGGTCAAGGATGAAGAGTTTCGTTCGCAGTGGGACAGCAGCGGCAGACGCGGCAACTATCGGCCTAGCGGCAACGAGGCCAAATACTTGCAAGACAACGCCGGCATGCAGGAGCGGCACCGGCAAGAAATCGATACCATGGAAACGCAACGGGATCGTATTCTTGCGAAGTTGAATGGAGGATCACATGAAGGTTCATAGCGTGAAGATTGTTGGCTTGACTGCTGACAAGACAATTTCGATCGTAGCGGTTGGTAACCTGACGATCCATGACCAGCCTGTCGGTACGCCGCCGGAGATTGAAGAGCCGGGAGGTGGTACGCCCTCACAGCCGATCTATACGCCACCCCCAACGGTGACACCGCATAAGTGATATGAATGGCTCTTACATCGCAGCAGCTATGCCAGCGGGCTGCATCGGAAGCTGGTGTTCCCGGCTTCACGGTGCAGGCTGGCGAGTTGCTGAATGTCATTTTGGAGGAGCTGGCTCTTGATTACGACTTTGCGCAAGCTAGAGGCACCTTCTATTTTAATTTGCCTACCACCGTTGACTTCCTCAACCGTTGCTCCATGCCTTTCCCCGCAGACTACCTACGTGCCTTGCCTGACGAGTGCTTCTATTACATTTCTGGAGTGCCCTACAATCTCATACCCGTGGACCTCGCCGAATTCGACAACATGGTTGCTCAAGCCGGACTATCGAACTTTCCCGTAATCTTTGCCGTTGACGTAGCAACTTCACCACCCACCGCCTTCTTCTGGATGCCGTCCTCCGGCGCCTACCAAGCCGTGCTGCGCTACATGCGCGACATGCCGGACATTGTTACACCACAGACCAGCAGCGTCATTCCCTGGTTTCCCAATCAGAACTATTTGTTGACGCGGATGACTGGCGAACTATGCAAAGGCTACGATGACGACAGAGCGGCAGCTTTACTGGGCGATGATAATCCTGGCGGT